TGCTGCGAGGGCGTCGGTCTGCCATTGGTGATAGGTTTGCCCAGCGCTCATACGCTTTGCAAGTGATAATAATGGTGTATCTTCTGGAGAAATATCAAAAATGATATCCTCAAATGATTCTGCTATACCTTTACCGGTATAACTATTGGTTGCTGAAACTGCCATGATATTTTTTTCCTTTGTAAATTAAAGCATGTTTTCTATGAGTTTTGCAGCCATATCTGATTTGCCTGTCTTACGTAATTGCTCACGTAGTTGACGAGCATTAGAATTGGCTTCCGCTTTTGTGTCTTTAGCTCCAGGTTTCACAACTGGTTTTGCGCTTGACACTTTTTTCTTTACAGTAGAATTTTGTTGTAATTTGCGCCATTGCATAGCGTCATGCAATACCTTCACGTGACGAGGGTCAACAATTGCGTTGAGTTCTGCATCTGAAAAGCCATACTCTTTGCCAGTAGATAACAATGCTTGGTTAGTCTCAGGACTCCAATTTGGTATCTCTTTTGCTAGAATCTCTTTTCCTTTTGCTATCTTCTCAGCCATCAATTGCGTTTGCTTACTAACGACTTCCTGCTTTTTGGCTTCAAACTGTGAAACGAGTTGACTACGTTGTTGCTGTAGTTGGTTATATGTAAAGAAATGTTTTTGCGCTTCCACAAAGTCACTATCAGATAACTCTTGCCAATTCACGTTAGCATATTGGTTGAGTTGTTGGTCTAGTGCTGTGATTTTAGCTACATCTTCTATTAAGACATTGTTAAGTTGCATTTGCTCTTGAAAGGCTTGCTCTTGCATTTTTATCTGCTCAGCATAGGCTTCTAGCTCTTTACGTTGTTCTGCTACTTGTTGTGTCTTTTGTGTGTAGTCTAAGCCTTGTTGTGCTAATGCTACGACTTCGTCTAGTGGCTTTTCAACTTCTAGTCTAAGCCTTGTTGTGCTAATGCTACGACTTCGTCTAGTGGCTTTTCAACTTCTTCACCATTGACTTTTAGCTTTAAGATAGCAGGAACTTCATCTTCCGACTGTTCTTCTTCTTCAGCTTGGTCATCTGGTGCATCATCTGTTGCTTCTTCTTCTGCATCTGTTTCTTCAACAGGTGCTTCTGCTTCTGCTTCAGCCTCTAGTGGTGGTTGTTCTTTCTCTTCAGGTGCATCTAAATTAGCTTGCACATCAGATACAATATCATCACCTAGCATAGCCTCTAATCGGCTTTGTGGTGACTGTTCTGCGACTTGGTCACTCATAATATTTTCCTTGAAATTAGACAATAAAAAAGACTCATAAGAGTCTTAAGTAGGCTTGTCCTTACCTAAATTCTTTTGCATGTCAAAACGGTTTTCACTCAAAATACTGACAAATTGCTTTTGAATGAAACACTTACCCAAATATTTTAAACTTAGGTCTGTCCGTCTGAATAGCTGCGAGCTTACCTGTTTGCATAACGTCAGTAAGTTGCTTGTTAATTTGGTTTAGTAATTGTAATGCGATAACTAATCTGTTATGAGTCTTTTCGTCACCTAGTGGACTATTAGTCATACTAGATACAATGCTTTCACGAACCTTCTCTAATGCTTCTTTATAGATAGGGTTATCTAATATCTGTGCTGCTTGTTCACCACGTTTTACTTCTTCTAGTGACTTATCCGCCATACATCATTCCTGATTGTGCCTTAATTTGTGCGATAGCTAAATCTGTTTCAGCTTTGAGTTGAGCTTTAAATCTTTCTAACTCTGCTTGTGCTGCTATCTTCTCACGTTCAATTATAACATCATTTTGTGAACGTAACTGCTCTTGTTGTAGTTGAGCTGCTGCTTTCTCACGTTCTATTTGTAATTGACCTTGAACTGCAATCTCAGCTTCAGAAGGTTTATCTTCTTGCTGACCTTCCATTTGTGGTGTATTAGCTGGGTTTACCCAGAACTCTTCAGGGTTCTTAAAGCCTGCGTTTTGTGTGAGTTTAGCTAACGCATTGTAAATCTTCTCTGGGTTTGTAAGACCTACTTGGATAGCTTCTTTTTGCATATTCAAGATAGATGTTAAGTGCATAAGTTGTTGGTCTTTATTACCAGCACCTAAGCCTACAGAGATAGATAAGTCTTTACGAGCTTTCCATTCTCTTGGGTCTACTTCTACCCATCTGTTTCTAATACGTGTAATGTCAGGTTTAGTAAGTGTTGTTCTAACTAAGTAATGAACAAGTTTAAATAACTCTTTTACACCTGTTTCTGCAAATGTTCTAGCGACTAACTCAATTCTTTGTTGAGCAGCGTTCATAATTTGTGATACGCCTGTAGCTGTCTTGTTAAGACTGTTAGAGTCTAAGCCTTGGTTATATGCTGTGATACCTGTTCTCTTCTCTTTCATAGAGTCCATGTATTCAACCATACCGAATGATGATGCTGGTAGTGGTGGATGTGATAAAGGCATAATGCCTGCACCTGGGTCACCTTCTACACGAACAATACCACCTGGTCTTGATGTGAGCATATCGTCTAGGTTTACTCTGTCAGAGATAGCATAACGACCATTGTTAGCTAGATACATATTATCTAACTGACCACGAATAAGTGTAGACTTGATAAGCTGAATGTCCATAGTCAAGTCAGCATAAGAACGACCAATATGTCTATGTGGCATAATCATAGGTGTGATACATGCAAATGGAACATACTCGCATGGCTCTTTGTAGAGAATAGTATTACCTAATACGACTACTCTATGTCTCTTACCTTCTAACTTAATGTATGTGTCTTTAACTAGAGCTTCGTTAGACTCAATAGCTCTATCATATTCTTCGTCATAAATATCACGTGCATTAGACTCTTCTTCAAATGTATCACGAAGGTCTGACATGATAGACTTAATGTATTCTAGTGGCTTGTCAAATGTTTCTGCAATATCTGACAACTGCATAACTTCTCTGTGCTGAACGAAACGTGCATCTTGTAAGTTAGGACCTGATACTTCTACAGATACCATCATGTTTTCAGGTGCTACGTTCTCAATGACAATCTCTGTTTCTTTTTCTGTAATCTTGAGCTTAACGTCATGTAACATAGGTTGCATAACTGTAGCTGGGTCAACACCATTGATAGCTGCTTGTTGATAAACAACATCCATGTTGATAGATGGGTCAGGATAGGCTTCGTGTTCTAATACTTCTGTATTCTCATCTGACGCTAACATTTGGAGCTGGGCGTCTGTCAACCCCTTATATTCGTACTCTTCTTCTTCCTCTTCTTCTTCGGCATATACTTTTACATAACCGTTTTTAGAGAGTAATGCGTCTTTAAACCATACGTAGAATATCTTGAACCCTTCGTTCTTTTCCATCACGATATGGTTAATGTAATCTGTTTCTTGGTCTGCTGCGTCTTGGTCTTCAGGACCTTTAGGGTCAAACTGAACAACCTTATCACCGGCTACAAAGACTTTTAAAAGCTGTGGGAGTGCTGACTCAATCGTGTCTTGAACGTCATAAGATACAACTTGGCTACGACCTTCTTCTTCGTTACCGAATGGTTGTCCTAGGTAGTAGTCAATCGCTTCTGCTCTATCATTAGACAATGCACTATCATTTACACCATAGGCAATATTCTCTTCTGCCTCTATCTGTGCAATTATCTCCATGTCTTGTATCTTCATACTATTCCTCTGTTATTGTATTGTATCTTACCAGTAGTCCATGACTCGTTCTTCATGTTTTCTATGGAAGTACATAAGTATCTAAATGCGTCTGCACCATGGCTATATTCGTCATGTAATGGCGCACCAGGTTCGTTAGTTGCAGAGTTTATACTTCTGCGATAATTCTTTAAACATTCAACAAGTCTATGTGCTGACTTGTCAAAGTATATTCTATGAAAGTTCATACGTGCTAGTTTAATACCAGACTCTATATCTTGTTTAGGAACAATACGTACATCCCAACCAAGTTTACGCATAATATCTTCTGCTGATATGCCATGCTTAAAGTCTTTAGACTGTCCGTCATGTGGTAAGAACATAGTTCCCCAATTGTATGACATATCTTTTAACTGTGCTGAATAACTATCTAATGTTCTGTGGTCATCTTCTATGTAACCAATAACACGTAAGTCTGATACACCTTTTTGGCATAGGATAACTGACATGCTATCGTTCCAACCTAAGTCCATTATCTCTAGTACTTCAGGAAACCATGGGTTGTCTTGGTAATTAACCTTAACGACTTTAGCGTTCTCTGGTGGATTAACTACAAATCTTTGGTATGTGTCGTCTGTGTCTATATTTGGGTTAAATGATACCCATATCTCTGAATTAGGTTTACGTATTGTAGGTATTAAAATATCCCACGACTTCTTTGATACTGTTTGTGCCTCCTCCACCCAGACAATATCACATCCTTCAAAAGACTTAATGGACTCCACAGTATTAGTAGCCAACCCAGTAAAACTGAACGTGCTACCATTAAGACCACGTATCTCTGCTTCCAATACTTCATAGAAAGCTCCTAGACCTAATGCTTGTATTTGGTCGTTAAGTAATGTATGAACTGACTGCTTAATAGACTTTTGTATTTCACGTGCGCATAAGACACGTGTAGGTTCATTAGCTGCTTTTATAAGCAATGCTCTAGCATAAGACCATGACTTACCAGAGCCTCTGCCGCCATAACTTACTTTATATCTGTATGGCTCAAAAAGAAACTGTAACTTATCAGGAAATGTTGCTATCGTCTGGCTTGACAAAGAGTATTCCTATTCCACTAGGTAAGTTAGAACCATCTGGTCCTGTTAATTCTTGAGTAGCTACAGCTTTACCATCTAGTCTATCGCCTACTTCTTTCATAGCACCTAAATCACCTTCGGCTGCTTTTTCAAATAGCTTTTCTGCTATAGCATGTATACGCTTATAGTCTTCTTGTATGGCAAGTTTACGAATCGTATTTGCCCATATCCTATTGTTTTTACTAGAATTTGTGTTTCCTGGTTGCCCGCCTACTTTACGCTCTAATTCTTCTTCTTTGTCCATAATATTGCAACTCCATTAGGTTGGTTGCCCTTTAATTATAATCTTTAAATGCTGACTTCCTTGTTTGTTTAACTTTAAGTATTGTTTATAAGCATTTTCTTTTAATGCTCTTGCTTCAGGACTATTTTGTGATAATAGACCTGCTTCTAATAATTGTATGTTCTTTATCAGGCTCTTTAGGTGTATTGCCACCTAGTGAGTATTCTGTAATGTAGCCACCTTGTAAGCTAGGAATCAAACCTTGCCATCCTGAAGTCTTTGGCATCATTTCACCACCGTATGTGCCATCTTTTTTCATAAATGCACGTAAACCATAAGGGTTAGGATAGTTAGTAGCTAATAAACCACCTTGACTAGGAATAGATGCTTCACCTGTGCTTAATAATGACTGAGCTGCTTGTTCTTTAGCACCTTGTTGTGCCATTTTACGCATCTCTAGTTCTTGTGCGCTAGGTTGTCCACCTGTCATAGCATTAACTAAATAGTCTAAGAAGTTCATAGTTCTGACTCTCTATTCTTTCCTTTTAATGGGTATATCATTCTTTGATACGTCTCAAACCATTCTTGACTATAGTCTGTATTCTGATAGTCTTTAAAGCATGGTGTGCCTAATGTGTGATGCACTAACTTGGCATCTTTGTTGTATTCGTATTCTGTTTCTAGCCAGTTCCATGTTTCGTCTAGCTTACCTACTTGTTCTTCAGGATATTTGAGCCATTCAAATCTGTGTAGGTATTTACCTGTTTGTTCTTGCACAAACTTAGGTGTTAGCTGACGGTTCAACCAATGTGAACAGTTCCATAACATTACTGAAGACCAATTCTTTTTAGGATAGTCTTCGTT